CGTTGCCAGTCAGTGTGCCGGTGTAGATTTGGATCGTGTTTGCGGCCTCGCTGGCCGTCAGGGTATAGGTCCCCGTGGTCACGGGCTTGGTCAAAACCCCGAATTCAAACTGGGTGCTCACTCCGTAGCCAACGGTCACGTACTCTGTGCCGATGGAGACAATGAACGCAGACTCGCCGGGGGCGAAGGCCTTGGCTACCGCGCCGTCAATGTCTTGGCCTCCAGTTGTTCCGATGGTGACCGTGCCTGTTCCGTTGTTCTTGAACAGGACAAACCAGTTGTCACCAGTTGTGCTTGCCACGGGTAGGGTGGCTGTTGTCGTCCCGCCGGACCAAACCAACGTCTTTGACCTGTCCGTTGTCAGGAAGGTGTAACCGTCAGTCAAAGATCCGGATGGGTGGCTTTGGTTCAGAGTCGAGCCAGAGGCCAACAAACCAGCGCCAGCAAGGCTTGCAGCGTCAGCAGCAGAGGTGCCGGTGCCAAAGGCGATGTTGCCCCATGTGCCCTGAGTGTTCGGGTTGGTCTTGATGTAGACGTACTTGGCTTCGCCAGCGGCCACCGTGATGATGGTGTTCGTACCGGCAAAATCCTTGACCGTGAAGGTGTTGGCCCCTACGTTGCGGATCAGAGCATCGTTACCAACCGAGGCTTGGTTTGCGGGGGGCATGAACAGGGACAGGCCAGCCGAGGAGGCCGTGACGTCCATGATGCGGGCAACGTAGTCGTCCGTGGCGTTGCCGTTGAGGGGCCACTCAAGTTGAGTGTTGGCCGCAAGGGTGATGGAGCGATACGAGACATCCGTTGGCTGGATGACGTTGCCAGTGAAGGGGCTGTTGTAACTCATGATTAATCCTTAGCTGTCTACCGCCACGGCCTGTCGGTCGGCCACGCGAAGTTTGTCCTCTGCAACCAGCACATCCATCGACTGCTGATACAGGGCCTGCCACAACTGCACGCGCTCGTCGTTCTTGAGGAACGGCATGGCCTGAAGCAGTGTGCCGTACAGCAGCGCCTGCGGGGCGTAGGTGGTGAACCAGTTCGTCTGGTTGGACGAGTCAAGAGGCTGAAGGCGCTCGTAGTAGAGCACCTCAAAGACGTAGTCGTCGTTGGGGGTGGGGGCCACCATCCAGTGGGTGTAATCGTAGTCGCAGTAGAACTTGGGGATGCCATTGGCCGTTGGGTCGGGCCAGTATTCCCGCAGGTACTCGTACTTGCGCAGCAAAACGGGGTAGCGCTTGCCAGCCACGGTGATGTTCATGGAGACCGTCTTGTGCCAGCGGGCTGGCTTGTCGATCACGTTGGCGTTCAAGGTCATGGTGCTGGCCTGCACCGTCAAGTTGCCCAAGAACTTGATCTGCGCAGCAATGGTCTGCTCCGCCAGCATAATGAACAGCGGGATCTTCTCGATGGTCGCCGTGTCGGTGCGCTCCAGATAGGACTGGACGTTCTCGACCAAGCTGTCATAGGTCATCACACTTGCAGTCGTCATTCCAGATGCCTTTCTTTTACGGCTTGAATTTTAAGTCCCAGCCGGGGTTTTGTCACTTTGGCGCAACGCCTTGAGCCATTTTCTCATTTAACTCAGGAACAGCGCAATCTCTGCCTCCCGGCGCTTTACCAGTCCCGGCAGGACTTTGCCGCCCCCCTTGGTCCAAGCACGGAAAGCATCGGCTGCGCCTTCCCAGTCACCCCGGTTGGCCTTCATCCTGATAGTGCTGCGCTGGAGGTTGCCTAACCCGAAATTAAAGGATATAGAGACCAGAGCGTCAAAGCTGCCTTGACGGCCAACAACGCCGGGAACAAGTCGAAGAACACCGCGTTCAAAAGATGCGACGTCAACACGGAATAGTTCGTTGATCTCTTCTTTCGTCCAGACACGGTTGTCCTCCGGCTTCAGCGGAAACTCGCTGCGAATCATGGGAATGTCGGCTTTGGTCTTGCCGGGTGGCCGAACCATGGGGAGCCTGATCTGCTCTTGGTACAGGACATGGCCGTAGCCAATCGTCCAGATGTGCGCTGGGCAAAGGTAGGGCCGAGAACGAAAGCCCTCGTACTTGTGCATCAAGTCTTCCCCGGCCTTGCTCAGTTTCACTTCTTGCTCCACTGGCGGCTACCGAACCAGAACCCGATGATGCCGCCCAGCATCGCCATCTCGTCAGAACTGAAGATGATGTCGGAGTACTTGATCACGTCATCAATGCTTGTGATCAGGTGCGGATGGTTCCACAGGTAAAAGCACATGAAGCCGTTGATCAGCAGCAGCTCAAGCACAAAGATGTAGGTCACTGTCGGACGCACGGTGCCAACGTAGTTGGAAACCCATGTGGACGCCTTCTCAAGCACCTTGGCGTCGTGAGCCAAAGCGGCTTCAGTCATCCGAGCATCGGTCTCCATCGCCACCTGCTCGGTGCGGATCTCCTCGACCTTGGCTTGAGCGGCAAAGCCAGCAGCGGCCAGTTGCAGCTCACGCTCGGTCTGGACTTGTGCCAGCCGCAGCTCATGCGCTTGGTCAGCCTTGTTTTGGAAGTAGTCCAGTAGCTTGGGTAAGCCGGAGATCAGAAGACCCCCAAGAGTTGAAAACAGTGAAAGCATCAGTTACCCCTTTTTGTCAACATGGCGCTGGCAATCTCCAGCATGAATTTTACTTGGTCAAGATTTTCTGGCTGCTGCTGCCAGCCCACCGTAATCTGCCCCACAAACCTTGGGCTGTCTGGTGGAACACTTACACGGCAGGTGAATCCAACGCCCTTCTCGATGTACCACAAGCCAACTTCAGACTGCGCGTAGCGGTACTCCCCGCACGGAATTTCATTGGTCATCAGCTTGACCACATCGTTGTTGTTTGGAGTATTGTGTGTAAACAACCCCACGTCAATGTCGTCGATGGCTTTATCCCTGCCATCCTTGGTGTACGCTTTGTAGACCACCCGAGAGTTAAACAGGGGATTGACCTTGAAGATTGCCACAACGGCTGCGCCAGTCTGTTTGAACAGCATGGCACTGGCTTCATCTGCACGGGGTGTGTTGATCTCCGGCAGCTTCTTGGACTCCTTGTAGGCGTCGCGCATGAATTCCTGATTTTGCCAAAGGAAGTACCCAGCGAAGGCCACCACACCCATCACAAGAATGGCAAAGAGTTTAAACGGCGAGTCCACATACCCGAGAACTTTGTCCAAGGTTGTGTTGGCGTTCAACTTCTCGTCGCTCATTTTTTGATGTAGGTCACGTAGATGTATGCACCGTAGATCAGCAGCGCCGCAAGAATGACTGAGGCCAAGCCAATCACGCAATACTCAATCAGTTGCTCGGTCTTGGCCTTGCGAATCCTGATGGCCTTGATCGCAGCTTCCTTTTCTTCTCTTCGCCTTCTGGCGGCGGCGGCTTGGAACTTCTGCCAGTCACCCCACATGCCGGGTCTTCCAGCGTAGACCATGCGCTCCCGCAGCTCTTCTTCCTGTTGGCGCATTTGCTCAAGCGCCATGAACTCCTCAAGGTCCGTTCCGCCACCCTTCTTGTTGGCCGACTCCTGAATCTTGGCTTTGTTGTCAAAGTAGTCAAAGACCTTGGAGCCAAGCTGGTGCAGCTCCTTGCCGTTTGCCAGTGCGCCTTTTATTACTGCGAAGGCCGCATTCGCTGCTGCAATCTCTGCCAACATACCTATCACCTAAACAGCGGGATGACAATGTAGGCGCACCAGATGACGAGCCCAACTAAAAGGACCGCAGCGATAAAACTGACGGCCCAGTCTTTCACGGGATTACTCGGTTGCTGCGGCTGGTGCAATCCAGCCACCGTTGTCAGGATCAAAGCCCCAGCCGTAGGTGATCTCAGAGTCACCAATATCCATGAAGGTTTTTACGAGGTCTGGGTGATACAAGTCATTGATACTGACGCCCTCTGGGGGAGTGATGATTTCTACAACCTGCTTGTCTTGAATTCGTGCATATCTCATGTTCAATACTCCAAAATTACAACACCGGGACCGCCCGCACCACTGGCTCCTCCACCACCCCCGGGAAGGCCTCCAGTGGAAAGAGCGGTTCCGCTACCGCCGCCACCGTTAATTCCGTGTTGGTAGGTAGAAGCGCCCCCGCCAGTGCCCAAAAGGTCAATCGAAAAGTTTCCGTTCATGCCAGAAGACACGCGTGAATTTACTTGAAAAGCAGCGGGTACAGCCGGTGTTGTGCCAATTTGAAGGCCGGGGGTGTAAATGGAACCGCTGCCAGTAAAGCCTGCGCTTGCAATGGCTTGGAGACTAGCTGTTGTAAACGCCCCTGCACCTGCGCCACCAAAACCTTGAACGCCTGTGTTGACTACCGCAGTTGTAGTAACAGAAGACCCTGCGCCAAATATAGAGGCCGCGCCACCACCACCGCCACTAGCGCCACCAATGCCACCGGAGTAGTTTATGTCGCCACCAACACCACTGCCAACAGCGCCAGCAGCGGTTGCGCCGCCCGTTGCCGAGACAAACGACCCAAAAGAAGATGTGCCGCCAGTGCTACCGCCAGCAACGCCAATAGTGATTACGATGGTGCTGCCAACGTCTAAGCCGTAGATGGTTCTGAGCGCAAAACCACCGCCGCTACCGTTGTTACTACCACCCCCACCCCAAAGGCGAACTCTAACAGCCGCAACGCCCGGAGGGACGGCCCAGTTCACCGTTGTATTTGTTGAGCCGGTTATGGGTCCCACGAACATCTGGACTTGGCCGTTGCCAAAAACCCCAGTAACAGGGTTGTATAGTTTGTTTACGATTTGGATAGCCATTTACCACTCCACGATGACAAGACCGGGGCCACCAATGCCCGTAGTGATAGTGGCAAAAGTTCCCATGCCGCCGCCGGGGAATCCGCCGTTGTTTGCGGTGTTGGGGTCATTTCCGTTACCGCCTCCGCCACCGTTAACCCCAGATTGGTTGGCTGCACCGCCGCCACCAGTCCCAATGAAGTCAATCGAGAATTGCTCTGACATGCCCGTGGTAGGAGCGTGCGCCGTCCATGTATTGTTTGTTTTTGTAGCGGCCATAAAAACACCGCCTAACCCCAATGCGCCATTCCCACCATGTGAGGCTGCGCCCCCACCAGAAGCGCCGTTAAGTTGCGCGTTTCCGCCGTTGCCAAAAAGGCTTGCGGCCCCTCCACCAGAAGAGCTTCCAGAACCACCAGTATAGTTAAGATCACCGCCAACCCCGGTCCCGCCAGAAGAGCTGCCCACACCCCCCGTTGCGGAAACAAACGACCCGAACGAAGAAGTTCCGCCTGTAGTCACCGTGGTGTTTCCACCAGCGCCAACTGTTACCGTGATGGCTGTTGCACCGCCCAAGTCGTAGATGGTGTCAAGCGCAAAACCTCCACCGCCACCACCGGCGTACCCACCCCCGCCCCACAGGCGCACACGGCAGGCATTGATCCCCGGAGGGACGACCCATGTGTACGTCTGCGTTGTCAGGTTACCGGAGTAATAGGCTGACTGGCCGGTTCCAAAAACCCCCGTAAGGGGGTTAAAGATTTCAGAACGTATTGGTGTTGCCATTACTTGTTCCCCGTCATTGTGATGATCCCGTTTTTCATTGTTCCCCGCACTCCGGGAACCGCTTGACCTGTGAAGTCAAAGCTCTGGGATGTAGTGGCTGCTGTGGTGTAGTTGCCATTCAAACTTATAGCCCCGTTCACCAGAACAGTGTTGGTGTTGGCGTTTACGCCTACCAAAACAGTATGAGATACAGAAGGGGTTGTAACTGTTGAGCCGGGGTAAATAGGAACACTGACAGATGGTTCGTTTCCGTTCAAGTATGTAAAGTTTGTAAGCGGGCCTGCCGACATAATGGTGAAGGTGGTTCGAGCCGAACCGTCGCGGTACAGCAACGCAAAGTTGTTGTCGGCTGCGGATGCAATCGCAGGAAGCGCAACAGTACTTGTACCGACAACCGTGGCCCCGACCGTAACGGTAGCGGGTTGTGCGTTTCCAAAAGTAGCCGTGCGGTATGTTGCTGTAAACGGGCCTGCTGCAAGGAACGAAAAATTGACAACGGCGCTAAGCCCTGTGAAGCCAATAGCCGATCGTCCTGTAGTTGCGCTGCCGACAGAAGCGTTGTCGTAGGTAAGGCCGCTGATCAAGCCGGTGAGGGCTGTACCGTAGGAGCGTGCGTTGTCTGCGGTGGTGGCGTCCTGAATAAGAACGTAGCCGCCCGGCATGGACGCAATATATCGGTTATCGGTTGCCGTTCCGAAAGCACCCAGCGCAGCCGCTGACACAACGCTGGTAAAAGTGTTGCCTGTGGGGTTGGAGTAGGTGTAAAACTGACTAACGGTAGCCGATTGGTCAAATCCCGCAAAAGCAAAACCCCCACCAGAGAAACCGGCAACAGCCATTGTGTTAACGATGTTTGTACTGATAAGTGTTTGCGCCACAACTTGCGTGTTTGTGGTGAGCGAGTAAACCTGAAACGCGGCGCGTTGCCCCGTTGTTGAAGGATAAACAACAACATATCTGGCACTGGTGATGTCGGCAATGTCCCAGTTGATGCCTGCCGAACCAATACCCATAGTTCCGGTTGTAATGCTGACGGTTGCGCCGATGGCTGTTAGGGTGTTGACGTTGTACACCGCAACCTTGAGCGTGGTCGTGGTTGTTGTATACGCTATCGCAAGCACATCTCCTTGACTGCACATGCGAATTGCGCTGTTGGCTGATGTGGTAGTAAAGTTGGAGTTTTCAGGAACAATAATCGCGTTCTCAAAAACACCAGCGCTGGTGTACAAGTTGATCTGAATGTTTCCAGACGTGGCCCTTACAAAAGCAACTGCAAACTTGCCGTTGTTTAATTGGCAGATGGCATGCCCAGAAGTGGCGGAAGAGTCCACCAAAACGGGCGTTCTTACTATCGTAGCGGCTGCGAGGTTTGCGTATGTTGTTGAGCCTATTGCGGGGTTAAAAGAAGCTCGGGCCGGGGTCGAGTTTGCGGGTGCATACGAAACCGCCGTGCCGTTTGCGAAGACTGTCCCGTTTTGAAAGGCGGATGAAAAGGCGTTATAACCTGTTGATGATATTCGTGTAAAGGTCATCCCGTAAACAGTCTGCGCTTGCGATGATACAGGCAACAACAGGGAAAAGTCAGAGCTAAGCGGCATAGTTTGCATCATCGGCTTACCGTTAATTGGGTACGCCGAAATAACAAAATGCATAAGTGCCGCTGTGTTTGATTCTGTCACTACCCCAGACGTTCCAGACACGCATGCGCCATTAACGTCGAAAAACGCATATTGCGCAGAAAAACCTAATTGCGCCGTGCAAATAATTGCAAAATAGTTATTTGCAGAAAAGCCTTGCACTATAGAAACAACGCGAAGTCCATACGAGTTGGCCCCGTTAGTTGGGCTCGCATTGGTAAAGTTTGCCGCTGGAATGACCCTTTCCAGCCCAATAATATTGCTGGATGGTAAAAGGCGGAAGGCCACGTTTCGGACCGTTCCTGCGCTTACGGTCGGTGTGTACGCAATAACAAACGTAGTTCCGTCTGCCAGCACGGTTGCATCCACCGCCGTCATGGTTGTATTACCGATTGTGGATGCAACGGTGGTTACCACGCCCACAATAACGCCTGTGGATAGCGTGTAGATGCCGTAAGCTACAAGGTTGCTTGTACTGGATGGAGCCGCGATAATGAACTGGCCGTTCGACCTGCACGCAACGCCAAACCCGTTAGTGGCCGCTGTGTTTGCGGCAAAAGAGCTTACCCATGTGTACAGCGCCGTACCACCGGCATCAAACCCACGGAAATAAACTGTGCTGCCGTTTGCAAAACAGATAACAAAGTTGCTGGATGGGTCAGCACAAACCTCAATGTTTGTTGTGCCAACAGCAACGCCCGCAGCGGTATCTTGTGTTGCAACACGGACAACTCCACCACCATTATTATAAATGGCATAGTTAATTCGATCTGCGGTTCCACCGGCACTGTTCCGCCAGTACACAACAAAAGTTCCGTTAGGAAGCGCGGTTACGCCGATATTAGAGTTGACCGTGTCCACAAAAACTGACGAGATGGATGTGGGCGCTACGACGTCGCCCACCGCTGAGGGGTCACTCGTAACGTAGAAAAACGGTTGTCCCAAATTTCGGTCTATATAAACAACTGCGTAGCTACCGCTAGTTAATTGCGCAAACGATCTGCCGTTGCTTCCGCCATAAATGGGGAGCGAACTGGTATAACCTCCGGTTATTCCGTCAGTGACGGGAATGGCCCCACTAACGACTGGAAACGTAACACTGCCTGTTAGACTTGAGGCCGGAGGAACTCCGTAAGAGCCGTCTTTGTTGTAATAAATCAAATCCCCAGCGCCGCCAGCGTTAGGTATGGTTGAAGCCAGCGACGTATACGAAGTG